AACAGAACTACGACTAATCATCGTATCCTACACTAACTACTTTACCACCACCCATACGATAGGTAATCTTACCACCATATTTTTTAAATCCCATTTTATTACGAGCATCTTCAGGTAACTTAGATAATCCTTTATTATTCTTTGGTACATTTTTTAAAGGATTTTTAGTAGCAGATTCTCCAGCTATTCCTGTAGTAAAATCATCTTCTATTTTAATAGGTTTTTTTCTTGGTTTTAGTTTTTTTAGTTGTTCCATTTCTTTTTTACTAATTTTTTTACCCATTATACTTCTCCTAACTAGCTGCTTGCGTTATAGTATCTGGACCGCCAGCAGGAGAAGCAGCAACTGCCATATCATCTTGTCTGGTACGTCTTGCTTGATTTCGTAGTGCCAATATAGCATTGTCATACTGTGCTTGCCATACTGGTAGTGTATTCCAATCTTTCATATACATG